GAAATCTGTAGATATAGAAAAAAGAAAAACTGAAATAGAGAACGAAAAAGGTGATAATGTAACCAATAATACGGTATTTGTTGGTAATATGAAAGACTTTCAATTAATGATGAAAGATATGAAGCGTGGAAAGGATGTTGAAGTAGTTACTCAGAAGGAAGGATAATATGTCTGAAACCAAACCACACGCTGGTCAGAAAAAATTTCAAAAGAACTCTAAATATGCTAAGTATGATGTAAGTGGTGATGGTGTAGTAGATGATGAAGAACTTGAACTTGTGAAGGAAATTAATGAATTAGAAGCGAAAGAAGAAAAGGCTGATGCTCAAAGAAGAATGTCTTGGGTTGCATTACTTGGTATGGTTGGTTTTACTGGATTACTTTTTAGTCCTATAATACCAGTAGAACGAGTAAATGCATTAGGAGATCTTCTTGGATTATATTACATAGGACAAGCATCAGTTATTGGATTTTATTTTGGAGCACAAGCTTATATGAGTAGGAAATAGTGGCAGGTACAATACTTCCAGAGACAGTTAAGAAACCCAAACAAAGACAGGATATTACAAAGGAACAGGTTACAGAATATATAAAATGTAATCAAGATCCAGTATATTTTATCGAGACATATGTTCGTATTACCAGTATTGATGTTGGTGAAATACCTTTTGATATGTATGATTATCAGAAGGATATGGTTAATAACTATAGTAAGAATAGATTTAATATCAATTTACTATCTCGACAATCTGGTAAGACATCAGCTGTGGCTTCATTTGCACTTCATCATGTTCTCTTTGAAGATAGAAAGAATGTTCTAATACTTGCAAACAAATTCGAAACTGCAAAAGAGATTCTTGACCGTATTAAGAAGATGTATGAACTGTTACCTATGTGGTTACAGCAGGGTGTTCTATCTTGGGGTGCAAGTTCAATAGAATTAGAAAATTATTCAAAGATAAGAGTTTCAACAACAACTCCAGATTCAGGTCGTTCTGGATCTATATCATTATTGATTCTTGATGAGTTTGCATTTGTTCGTAACAGTATTGCAGAACAGTTTTGGACTGCTGTATATCCAGTAATTTCATCTGGTAAAGAATCACGTGTTATCATCATTTCAACTGCAAATGGACTCAATCTCTTCTATAAGATGTGGGTTGATGCAGTAGAAGGTTCTTCAGATTTTCAACCCTATGAAGTATCGTGGGAGAAAGTTCCCGGCCGTGATGATAAGTGGAGAACACAAACCATTTCTAATATGGGTGGGGATGAAGAAAGGTTTGATCAGGAATTTGAGAATGTTTTCACAGGATCATCTAATACCATGATTCCTATCAGTAAATTGAAGACACTTGCATATAGAAAACCCATTCAACATTCAGATGGTCAATACAATGTTTATGAACAGCCATTACCAATGCATCAATATTTTATGGGTGTTGATGTTGCACGTGGTATTGGTGGTGATTATACAGTTATACAGGTTCTTGATATCACAGAATATCCATATCGTCAAGTTGCAATATTTCGAAATAATACAATAGAAGTAATGGCCATTCCTACTATTATAAAAGAGTGGGGTGAGAGATATAATGATGCATATGTTCTATTAGAAGGTAATGATATGGGAGAAGGTGTTGCTACTACATTACAAAATGAAATTGAATATGAAAATGTATTATCAACATCATTTCAAGGAATGCAGGGACAACGACTTGGTAGTGGATTTGGAAAGTCTATACGAAGTGCTGTATTTATGAGTAAAAAAGTAAAAATAGTTGCTTGTAATAGTTTAAAATCTCTTATAATGAATGATAGATTAATTATTCAGGACTTTACAACAGTACAGGAATTATCTACATTTGTTCGTAAAGGACAAACATGGGTTGCAGATGAAGGTTCTCACGATGATACAGTTATGTCTCTCGTAGTATTCGCATGGGCTTGTCAAGAACCCTATTTTAAAGATTTAACTGACCATAATTTGAGAGTTGAGGTAGAAAATAGTATGATGGGTGATGTTTTAGAGAGTGCAGTTCCATTTGGATTCATTGATGATGGTCGTGGTCAAGATGATGGATGGGAAACGGTTGAAGTATTTCAAAGTCAATAACACCTTTTTTCTAAATAAATATACAGAAGATAGTTGTGATTTAAAAATCAAATAGAGAATAGAAACTCTTTTTTATGAAAATTATGTTAAGGAGAAAAATATGGCATTAGTAAGTCCAGGCGTAGAAACCTTTGAACTCGATATTGGGGGTTCAGTTGCCGAAGCTGGTGGTTCACCTACAGGTGTTGTCATTGACGCTAAATGGGGCCCAGTAGATCAACGTGTAGCTATTACATCGTTGGCTGAACTTGAAGATAACTTCCATCAACCAGTTGCTACTGACACTGGTGTTGGCCCACAATATTTGCGTTGGTTTACAGTTGCTGATTATCTCGGTTATGGTGGTAATGCCATCGTTGCGAGAGCAGTCAATGCAGCTGCACGAAATGCAGTAAATGGTGGTTCTGCGGCTTTAATTAAAAATAAAACAGCATTTGATGGTGCGACAGTAACAAGTCATAAGTTTATTGCTCGTTATCCTGGCGTGTTAGGAAACAGTCTTGCTGTTTCTGTATGTACAGGTGCAACTGAGTTTTCAGCTGCTGGATCAACAGATTGGGGTGCAGGACAAAATTTCGATAACCTCTTTGATGGTGCTCCAGGCACATCAGACTTTGTAGCTGGAAATGATGCAGACGGTGTTGATGAAATGCACATTGTTGTGTATGACAAAGATGGACTCATCACAGGTGAGAAAAATAAAGTATTAGAAACATTCGGTTATGTCTCAAAAGCTGCCGATGCTACTGGCCCAACAGGTGGTAGTATTTTCTATGAAACAGTTATTAATACAACTTCCAAGTACATTTATGCAGGATCTGCTGATCTTACAACAGTTGGATCAAATTCAGCGTATGGTGCTAACTCTAATGGTAATACTACAGCGTATGATACAGAATCAACTGCTACAGACTTTGATTTAGCTGGTGGGGTTGACGGTAGTACAGTTGTTGGAGATGCGACGACAACATTAAATTCACTTTTCACTTCACGTGAAGATGTAGAGATTAGTGGTCTTCTTGCTCCTCATTGGACTGCAATTGGTGACCATAATGGAACAGATGATGTTGCTTTTGTGGCTGCGTGTGTTACTATTGCTAATTCACGAAAAGATTGTATTGTATTTGCATCACCTGATGTTATGACTGCGACTGGTATTCCAGAAGCTGCAGCAGTTGCAGATGCATCGGTTACAGCATGGACTGGTCATTTAAGTGGTCGTTCAAGTTATGTAGTAATCGACTCTGGTTGGCATCACAAGTATGATAGATTTAATGATGTTAATCGTTGGGTGCCGTTGGCTGGACATACTGCTGGTATCTATAGTAGATTGGCACGTGATTCAGAAACATTCTTTTCCCCAGCTGGTTTTACACGAGGTGTTTTGACTGGTGTTGGTACACTTGCTTGGAATCCTTCACAAACATATAGAGACACACTTTATAAGAATAATGTAAATCCGATAGTTAATTTTCCTGGCCGAGGAACAGTATTATTTGGTGATAAGACATATGTCTCTAAGCCAGGTAGTTTTGACAGAATTAACATACGAAGTCTTTTTATACTTCTTCGTAAGTCTGTTGCTGAGTTTGCTGAAGATATTTTATTCGAAACAAATGATGCATTCACACGAAGTATTTTTGTGAGTGCAGTAGATGGGTTTCTTGCTAATATTCAATCAAGAAGGGGTCTTGAAGAGTATCGAGTAGTTGCTGATACATCAAATAATACTGCTACAGTATTGAATAATAATCAGTTTGTTGCTGATATTTTCGTAAGACCGTTAAATTCTATTAACTATATTAGACTTAACTTCGTGTCTGTTCGTTCAGGCGTTGAGTTTTCTGAGTTAGCAGGATAAGGTAGGAGAACAATATGGCATTTAAAGTAACAGATTTTATTAATGAAGCACAGGATGGTG